AGTGTAGCTGGTTCGACTACTATGTCAACAGCAGTTACCGCAACAATTTCTGGTACAACATTAGCAGATTATGTTACTGCATTTAATGCGGCAAATGTTTCTAATGCTTCAGCAGAATTAGCAACTTCGGGTGCTGTTACAATTTCGCATTCTGCAGGTGGTATAATTAAAATTGTTGATGTAACCGGAACTCCAACAGCAACAGTATTTGGCTCCCCAAGATCAGATATTTTAACTGGACTTAAAGGTGGCCCTACAGTTTCCGGAGAATTTATTGTTTCGAATTGGAGAGCTTTAACGTATGAAGCAAAAGCAACAGCTCCATCAATTGATCCAGCTGTTTCTGGAGAATTTATTGTTTCTAATTGGAGAGCTTTAACGTATGAAGCAAAAGCAACAGCTCCATCAATTGATCCAGCAACAGGTACATATTGGTATGATTCATCAACTGATGCCGATATTATGATACATGATGGTACTGTTTGGAAAGGTTATAAAAATGTAACTAATGATACACGTGGATATAATTTAAGTAATACTAGCCCAGCAGGTCCGATCGTAGCGGCATCTGCACCAACTACACAAAGTGATGCTTCAGCATTAGTTGAAGGTGATCTTTGGATTGATACTAGTGATTTAGAAAATTATCCTAAGCTCTATCGTTGGCAAACAGTTAGTAGTGTATTACAATGGGTAGCAATCGATACAACAGATCAAACTACAGAAAATGGTATTTTGTTTAAAGACGCTCGTTGGGCAACATCAGATGTTGATACAGTTACAGGCGATATATCTACTATCATAGCATTAGGAACTAGTGATGCAGTTGACATTGATAAGCCAGATCCAACATTATATCCTGCAGGTATGTTGTTATTCAACACAAGACGCAGTGGATATAGTGTTAAGAAATTTGTAGTCTCACATTTTAATAGTGCTGATTTCCCAACTGATTCATTACCAACAAATGTTGATACATGGGTTAATGCTAGTGGCAATAAAAATAATGGTTCTGCTTACATGGGTCGTAAAGCTCAGAGAGCTATTGTTACAGCCGCATTAAAAGCAGGAATAGATTCCAACACACTTATACGTGAAGAACAGAAAACGTATAATTTAATAGCATGTCCAGGATATCCAGAACTTATCCAAAATATGGTCACACTTAATAATGATCGTAGTAATACAGGATTTATTGTTGGTGATACCCCAGCTAGATTATCAGGTTCAAGTACAGATATTCAGGCCTGGGCAACAAATACCGGTGCTGAGGTCATAGATTCTGAAGACGGTCTGGTAACAGCCGATCCTTATACCGCAGTATTTTGGCCATCAGGTCAAACAAATGATTTATCAGGATCTACAGTAGTTGTTCCACCTTCTCATATGGCGTTACGTGTAATAGTACGCAATGATGAAGTTAGTTATCCATGGTTAGCACCAGCAGGTGAACGTCGTGGACAAATTGATAATGCTACTAAGATTGGATATATTAAAGCCGCAGATGGCGAATTCGAATCAATAGCAACACGCTTGGCATTAAGAGATACTTGTTACGCAAATAAAGTTAATCCAATAACTTTCTTACCGGGTTCAGGTCTTCTTAATTATGGTAACAAAACAGTAGCGGCTACACCTAGTGCATTAGATCGTATTAATGTTGCTAGATTGGTAGCTTTTCTTCGTGATAGATTAGAAGTGTTAGCTAAAGGATATATCTTTGAACCTAATGACAAGTCAACAAGAGACGAAGTCAAGAATAGCGTTGAGCAATTAATGAATGATATAGTTGCAAAACGTGGTTTATATGATTACCTTGTTGTTTGCGATGAAACAAATAACACAAATGCACGAATTGATCGAAATGAACTCTATGTAGATATAGCAATAGAACCAGTTAAATCTGTTGAATTTATCTATATTCCAGTTCGCATAAAGAATACAGGTGACATCGACGCCGGTCTTCTATAATAGTAGTAAAATTGATAAAAGGGCTATTCGTAGCCCTTTTATTTTGGATTAAAAAGAACATTTATTTTGCCTAAATTTTTCAGATGAGATTTGGATAAATAACTAAAAGAAAGAGAATTTTTAAGGAGAATATAATAATGTCTGTTTCATCTTTATCAAGAATGACGGTGCCTTTGGCTAGTGACCAGAGTGCAAATTCTCAAGGCTTGTTAATGCCTAAACTTAAATATCGCTTTAGAGTGGTATTTGATAATTTTGGTGTTAGTACACCTCGTACAGAATTAACGAAACAAGTAATAGATTTCACTAGACCACAAGTTAGCTTTGAAGAAGTTCCAATAGAACTTTATAACTCAAGAATGTATCTTGCAGGAAAACATACCTGGAATATGGTCACGGTTAATTTACGTGATGATGCTGGTGGAAATATATCTAGACTAGTTGGTGAACAATTACAAAGACAGTTAGATTTTATGGAACAGGTTTCAGCTTCAGCTGGCATAGACTATAAATTCTTAACTCGTTGTGAAATGTTAGATGGTGGCAACGGTGCTACCGAACCAGTAGTTTTAGAAACCTGGGAAATGTATGGTTGTTACTTAAATAGTGTGAATTATGGTGATGTTAGTTATGGTGATAGCGGCCCAGTTCAAATAGCACTAGAAATGCGTTACGATAATGCAATACAAACACCACTAGGTTCTGGCGTAGGTACAGCAGTAGCCCGAGAAGTTGGCGAAGTCGTAACAGGTTAATAACATGGCATTTGGCCAAGACTTCCTTAAAGGTTTTTTCGGAAGTGATTTCCTCAAAGACTATGAACATGCCCATAAGACTTTTACGTCAGCGGGCATGTCTCTTGCTCCCAAACAAAAATTTCTATTTCATGTCTTTTTTAATTTAAATGTACAACAACTTCCGTTTTTAAATAGATCATTTGCTAAATCAGATCGTGGTAAAGTTGCTGTATTAGTTAAAAACATACAGTTACCTCAGTATACTTTTGATACTGAGACATATAATCAATATAATAGAAAAAAGATAGTACAGAGTAAAGTTAATTATCAACCAGTCACAGTAGAATTTCATGATGATCATAGTAACACAATAAGGGACCTTTGGTTTAATTATTTTAGTTATTATTATAAAGATCCATCACAGAAGTATAGTGGATCGCCATCTAATAATTTATTTACAGAAGCACAGAGTTCTTTTATTGGAAGTGCTGGCGCTAATAATGGAGATTTAAATAGAAGAGATATTTATGACCCAACTCCAGTAGGACATGATTGGGGTTATCAGGGTGAAGTTGAAAATGGTAGAACAGACAAACCTCCTTTCTTTAGAGATATTACTATTTTTGGACTTAGTCAACATAATTTTTCTTCGTATACCTTAATTAATCCTGTTCTCAATGCTATGAATCATGATACATATGATTATTCAGCTGGTTCCGAGGTAATGAATCACACCTGGACAATAGAATATGAAACAGTCAAGTATGGTTCAGGGTTTATTAATGCAAATGGAGATCCAATCCCAGGATTTGCTAGTCCAGAACATTATGATCATGTACATAGTTCATTAGATAGACCAGGTTCTGCACAAAATGTCTTTGGACGAGCCGGACTGATTGATGCTGGTTTTGGTTTTGCAGAAGATTTAGCATCAGGTAATATTTTTGGTGCAATACAAACAGCAGGACGTACTTTTGAAACATTTAAAGATGTTGATTTAGGAGATATTGTTAGAGATGAAGCTACCTCAGGATTAATAAATGCATTAAGAACCGGTTCACCATTACAAGCGGCAAGTGACTTCTTATTTGCTACACCACCAACCGATCGTACTAAAAGAAATGTTTTATCAAAAAAAGTTGATTCTTCAGACTCTGCTAATAAAAGAGCAATTTCAGTTTCAAGTAATGGAACAATTTTAACGAGTAATAGATAATGGGCACATCAGTAAATGTTACAAGAGACGACAAAGAAGCAGTAGTAATACTGTTTGATTCTTTTTATAGTAATGAAGTTAAAGTC